ATATTGTGTCATTTACTCTTACTAATTTAACCTTTGCTTTTTCTTTTTCAACAACAAAAGTATCAAATTCAATTGCAGTGAAAGTGTCGATTAAAACGCTTTCTTTTATTATTTGTATTGTATCTTTTATTATTACAGTATCATTTTTGTGAACGTAAGGATAACGTTCAACAAGATTTGCATGGCGCCTTACAGGGTCGCAACTGCTAAATAAAATAACCGTTATAAGTAGTAATATTCGCATAATATGTTTATCTTTGAATTATAATTGCGTGTAAGTTCATAATTGTTTTTTTTGCCACAAGGTTTATTCTTTGTGGCTTTTTCTTTTGTCTATAATCTTATCAATTTCGCCTTTATAATATTTCAAATGCATTAAAATCCAATCCACATAAAACTTAACCCCCCGCCCTTTATTCGCCTCTTTCCAGCTCCGATCCCAAGATCGCGCTTCTAGAGTTATAAAAAATGCCGAGACTACTTTTGATACAAAGAACGGTATATTTATTGTTTTCTCTATAAATTCTTTAAGAATAAATTCGTCTATCATCCCTGCGGTAAATATTATTAACGAATAAAAGACAATTTTAAACCAAATATTCCAAAACTTCTCCCAGCTCCATTTTTCTTTCATGCGCAAAATTCGCCAGAATCCTATAATCGTATCAATTATTACCGCCATTATCACAATTGCAACCATCCCGATTATCGACGATGCAACAATTGCAATACTTGCAAATAATGCATATAAAATCGAACCAGCATCTTGTACTTTATTTACATTATTTTTCATTTTTGCAACAAAAATCTTTAGTTAATAAAATAGTTTCACATAACCCAGAAGAGTCAAAAAAAGTAACGTCTAGCGACATCGTATGCCCTGCTACCACATCGCCTCCTCGAGTTTTGAAGAACTCAATATTAGCAATTTCGCCAACTTTTATATGTTTTTTGTTGCCCAAATTCGATTTAGTAATATTATACACATCTCTTAGAATTGCAAGAGTCTTATCCTCTACGTTATCTAAATTGCTATCATTTTCTCTAACTATATCCATTATAGAAATAGTCAAAGAAATTCTAGTAAACCCCTTTTCAAAATTTTTTGAACTGCTAAATACATTCAAAAAAGGATATCTTGCTCCGTCGCTCCAGAATTTGTGGAAGTCGCCCCAGCCGAAATCTTGCAAATGTGGTTTATTGGCTTCCTGCAAAGCTTTGTAAAACTCTTTTATGTATAAAATCATATTGTAAATATTTTATTTATCAAACTTTTGTTGCTTGTGCTGTTGTAACAATTATCGCGATGTTTGTACAAAGGAAAATGTTTTATATTATCTTTAATATAGCTATGCATTTCTTTAGCTAAAACTTTTTCATCCCACATAATTTCATTTCGAAATTGCCTATTTTCTTCAATCGTATTTTGCCTAAATTCTGTTGCGTTTACCGAGCCTGTTCCAGCATTTCTAATCCTATTCGATGTAGCAATAGTTGCACGCCTATCTACAACTTTAGAAAGGTAAGGTATAATATAACCGTTTATTAGCTCTGTTTCATAATTGTTTAATGTTTGCTTGTTTCTTTTTTCTTGCAAATCACGAACGAATTTAAGCCCAATTTCATCCGTCAGGTTTATATCTTGCGCATCCTGCAAGCATATTTGTAGCAAACGTTCATCTACATTTTCATTGGCAAGCCCTCTTTTCTTTATATTATAAAGTGTTGTTAATAGCTCTCTCATTTTAAGTTATTTATAAAGTTATTTAAAAAGCATATGTACCTTTCCTTATCCTTAAATATATCGCAATCTTGTTTATTTGTGCCAAAAAACGGTTCAAGGATTAACGCTGGTATTGGCGTAAGATTTAAGAAATAAAAACCTCTTTCGCTTTTGTGTGACGTAAACTTCACTCCTCTCGCTCCTCTAATCTTCATTTCTGGATATTCTTTTATATACGCATCCGCCAATTCTCTTGCATACCTTTCACCCTTGTTGCTACCACCATACGCAAAGACCTCAAAGCCATTAGCCTCTTCTGTATTATGCCCATTAAAATGTAGCTCGATAACCAATTTGTACTGCTTATTTTCTCGAAAAAAATTAGCTAAAGTCTTTTGTCTTTGATAGTAATTTCTAATCGTATGCACATAAACATCTGCATTTAAACCATTAGCAATATCTCTGTTATAATCCCATTCAGATTGTTTTAAGAATTCTGAATATGAACCTTTATCGCTATCTTGCGTATGCCCAATTGCAAATAAAACTTCTTTATTCTTCTTCATTATCCTGATTATTTAACCATTCTATATATTCTTCTGGCTCCTCTTCGTACCATTTCCACCCATTTAACTCCATTTGAGTATTACTATTATCTAACAATATTAATTCGCCATCATAAGGCGTTTTAACTTGACTTGCAACAAGCCAATTACCATTTGTTTCTTTTTTGTACCACATATTTTATTATTAAATTAAACTTAATGCCCAATTTTTATTTATTAACACTTCATCAATTACATCTTTTTGTGTGAGACTTAACAAATCCCATTCTTGTGTCCTTAATGTTATTGTTGCTTGCGTTTCTCCTGTTAAATCTCCTAAATTTAGAAAAAATAACATTACATTTATAGGGTCTGTAGGTCTCCAGACTGACATATTTTGACTTACTTTTAACCCCTGAAATATCACCTTTTTTAATCCATTTGTCCAAGCAAAACTTGAAAGAATAGTCCCCGTAATATTCAAACTAGACTCCATATTTTTTATTATGAAAGTTTGAATTCCATTACTTCCACCCAATTGATATGCAATAAAGAAATTACCCATATGTTCAATCCCCTCTGCACCTTTAAAATCTAAAGTTAATGTATCGAAATCAAAATTAGGCGTGTTATAAAAGAAATTGTTCATATCCCCCTCTACTTGACTAAAAGGAAAATTTTCAATCCATTTCGATTTTTCTATAGATTTAACCTTATTAAAAGGTTGGACAATAGTTATTGCGCCCTCTCTAATTTTCATCTCATCATCTGCCTTTATTACTAATTCTGTACAAGCATTAAAAATATAATTTAAGTTTCCCGAATTCCAAATTACATCACCAAATTGCACAAGCTCTACTAGAGTTTCTTGAATTTGTGCATTATTCCCATTAAACCTAAAATAGTCCCCCTCTCTTTGCCTAATCTCTATATAATATTTTCCAATTGGATAATTAGTTATTAATATAGTGTTATCAGACGTATTAAATTCTTCTAAAATTTCCCCTTGCTCATCTTTAACGGCGATGTATTTCATATCATAACCTGTTGCACTTAACCTTATTTCATTATTTCCATTTAATGTTGTATCATACTTAAGGATTAAAGGTCTATAATCCTTAGCCCAAATTTTAAATTCTTCACTAGAACCTGATGCAATTCCCCCCTCTATAAATGTTTTATTTCCACTAAAATCTGTTATCTTGAAATTAGAATCTGGTGCTGTAATTTCTTTACTACCTTCTGCTAATATATTTTCAGAACTTAATATTTCATCTTTTGTATTCTTTAAAGTTACTTGGCTATCCTGAATTGTAGTATCTTTAGAACCCTCTGCTGGAATGCTTTCATTATACAAAATAGTACCTGAACTATCTTTAATAGTTGATGTGGAATCTGTAATAGTAATATCTTTAGAACCCTCCGCTAATATATTTTCGGATTTCAAAGTGCTTCCTGAACTGTCTTTAATAATAGCTTGACTATCATTAATAATTTGCTCCCTATTATCCTCCGCTGGTACATCTACACTATATAATTCTGTATCTTCTGTGTTCTTTATTATTACAGTACTATCTTCAACAATCCACGTAACATCATTTTCATGACCCACATCTTTATCCTCTGTATTTACAATTCTAGGCAAATCATCAAACCCTAAACTTACTGTAATTTCTTCAACCCCCTCTGCTGGGATTTCTCCTTCTGCCAATAATTTACCTTGTGGATTATAAACTCTGTAAATAGAGTTCTGGATTTCAAATTCCCTATCCTGCGTAGCTGGAATACTTTCAAAATATAGCGTTTCTCCTGTAGTATTCTTAATCGTCACCTCTGTATCTCCTACATAAATCTTACCATTACTTTGATTTCCAACCGGTTCGCATTCTGAATTCAAAACAATAATATTACTATCTAAATTATTACAACTTGCTAAGTATTTAATTTTATAATTTAACTCAAACGCACTAAACGGCTCAATCGTCATTGCGTTTTCTGCTTCGCTAAATGTATAAGGACTAAATACATTCTCATCAGTTGCATTCTCAAATTCTATGCTTAAAATATAACTGTTTTTATTTGAAATTAAAGCTCTATTTAATTCTTGTACAATTATATCTATATCCCCATTATATGTTTTTCCTGCTACATCAAAAGTATCTTTATTGAGCCAAACTATTACTTTAAAATCCTCCTCTAAAACTGAATAATAGCTATCTGAAATATCTCTTACATTTCCAACCCGCTCAAAGAAAACTAAATCTTTCTTGTTTGCATTAGGTACTAAAGGTGTGCCGTCATACAAAGGAAATTCAATTATCTTTGTTAATTTAGTACCAAAAGAATTGATAGTTACTTCATTTTTCTTTTGCTTCTTTGCTCTTCCATAAACATTCAGGAAAGCTGTATTTTGCTGAACCTGCTTTTTTAATAATTCATAAATCATTTTAAAATATCTTTTATTTGCTTTGAAATATAATCTATAACTTCATTTCTATATATCTCCATTTCTTTTTCGCTCAATGCTAAGAAATCTCCGTATCTTACTCTATTATCCGTATATTTTTTAAAATCCTCTTGCCTTGTAAATCCCATGTAAATTTTCATTCCATTTTCTTGCACCTCAACCTCTACAATCTGCAAACCTCTAAACATATCACCCGTAAGTGTTAAATCCACAAACGCTGTTTGTCTTCCTTTCTCTTGTCTATATTTCTTATATCTTTCTGAATAATCCGCTCCAATTCTATTTTGTAGCTGTACATCAGAAATAACTAAACTCATCACTGCGACAATACTCCTCTCCATTGAGAATAATAATAAGTCATCTATATTATCCCTTAATAATTCTAACTTCTGTATTGCTTCACTTAAAACCACGATTTAGTTATTTTTCTTTTCTTAGTACTGCATCCAAAACAAAATGAATTATCCAATCCTAACATAGGTATCAGCCATTCCCTTATGTCTCTCATATACTCTGCTTTCAACGCATGCACATCCTCCTCCCTGACTTGCGTATTCATTACCGTGTATCTATTAAAATTATTACTTCTCATTAAATATTTCAATCCCTCCCTTACTGCTATCTTCTGCACTATAATACCTATAACCTCTTTTACATCTACATTCTCTAATGCATTACAAATTATATTCTCATAACTACAATTTATCTCCGCATTAAATGTTATTCCAAACAAGCTCCTACTCTTTGCTACTCCATTCAGATACCCTGTTACTGTTATCCCATTGTTCTTTCTTGCATTACAACTTGAACAACCATTTGTTGAATCCTTAATAGTTACATCCTCTTTGACTACTCCTTTTATATCTATAAAATTAGCCTTATTATTATCTACTTTCTCAATATCCTCAAATTCTATCTTATCACTTGCAACTATATCTTTAATATTCAAATACGCTCCTGCTCCTCTGCTCTTTGATTTTACTCGGATAACAATTTCATCTCCTTCTTTTAATTTTATATCTTTATTAGTCTCTTTCCCAATATGTTGAACAATTGGATTTCTATTAAAATCCCTATCTTTATTCAAACTAATTGATAATTCTCTTTTAAGTTTTCTATTTGCATTTTTAATAAAACCATATAGAGTTTCTGCCAAATCCTGACACCCGATGACATCCTCCCACTGCTTCATATCATAGCTATACGCACTCTCATCGAAATAGTACCCACTTTCACTTTCTCTATATTTATCGATATTCGGACAATTACAATAACTTCTCGTAATCCCTATTATATTCTTTAAACATTCCATGATTTTAATATTTATATAAAGGTAAATAAAAAAAGCGTATAGAGGTAATCCATACGCATTTTTTAAAGGAAATAAAGAAATATTATTCTGGTCCTTCTTGTTGTTCCCCAAATTTGACAATTCCTGTAACCACATCTGTACCTACTTTGTCGGTAAAATAACATTCAGAAGGATTAAGGAACATTTCTGCATGTAAATAAACTATATATTCATATATATGCTTATTTGCTTTTGCATCTTTACAAATTCTAGATACATAAACATCCGCAACTAATCCATCCACTCCTGTTGGTATTGAAAACATTTCTACACCATTATTTCCTCTACCATACCATGGAGTAATAACTGAAGGATTGTAATTAAAGCTTCCAACTGCATAAGCATTCGGACTAATTAAATATCCATGTTCTCCTGCTCCTAATTCAGTCGTAATTGTAGGGTCAAATGCTATATCCATTAATTGATTTGCAACCCATGGAAATTGCCTATCCGCTCTACTTAATTCAGCCACTAAAGCAGGTAACATCCATGTGCCGTCATTCAATAAAAATGGATTATCAATGTTTGCTAAAGTTGCTTGCTGTTGCAATAGTGCCATTCCCATTGCTTGACCTTCAACTGTATTGTAATCTGGAATTTCTATTAAGGAATCTCCTGTGCTTGTAACTCCTACACCTGCATCTATAGTTTCTACGACATGCTGGTTTGCTTTTTTCAAAAGAGCTGAAATTGCACGATTTAATTCTCTTTGTACATAATCCATTGCACTCATTTTTGAACGTGCAAATAAATCTTCATCTACATAGAATTTGTCATGCCAACAATTTTCAATTTCTAAATCAACTTTATTTAATTCTTCTTGTGTCCCTGCTTCTGGTGCATCACACAAATCAATAGAACAATCTTCTGCTGTCTTACTACATGTATCAAACCATGTTATAGATACTTTTCTTCCTAATACTCCATTCTCTTTAATTGCTTCAACAAAATTTCTTGAGCTTTTTTGTTTAGCCACTAAAGTTCTTAAAGCTATTGCTTCATTCGTTCTAGACCTTTCACCAAAAGTCTCTTCTAAAGTTAATGCTAATTCATCCAAAGGTGCTTGAACATTTACTGCACCTGTTGTTTTATTTCCTATTGCCATTATATTTTATTTATATTTCTAATAAATATAAATCGGACTTGTATCCTCAAATTAATCTTCGGAAAATGTTTCCTCAATCATTGTTCGGTATTTATTTAAATCTTTTCTGAACTCTATAGGCAATTTTCTATCTCTAATTGCTTCGGATAATTCAGATTGATTTGTAGGTAATGATATCCCGTACTTGCTTAAATTAGATATAACTTTATTACCTTCTCCCGAACTGTATCCACTTTGTTGATGTGGACTTTCTTTACCTTCTTTCTTTGTTAAATACTTTTCTATTTCAGATTTAGCAATATTTGAAAATTTAATTGGATTTTTAATGTCATCCTCCAATAATGAACCGCCCTTAATTGCGTTTCCTTCTTCATCTATATCATATCTTTCTAATATAGAATTCTTAACTAAATCTACTAATTCTTTATTTTCTGTACCATACTCCGAAAGTATTGGTAAAAGTATTTTCTCTTTCTCCGACCTTGTTTTGAAAGATGTTAATTCTTTTAATGCTTCATTCTTCTTATTTTCAATATCTTGAATCTGTGCTTGTAAGTCTTTTATAGCACTCTTATATATTGCACTGTTCTTGATATCTACTTCTGTTATTTCCTTGCTTCCAAATTTACTTTTAAAATTATCCGAATCCAAATAGCTTAATAAATTAGTATATTCTACATCTTCAAATCCCATTTCGGATAACTTGTTTCCAATCTTCTTGAACGTAGAACGCTCTCCTGCTTGGTAGCTTTCTTGTTTAGTTCTTTCAGCTCCAATATTCTCACTATCTTCTCTAAGCTTATTTATCGCTTTTTTGAAAGCTAAAATACCTTCTTCTTTATTATCCAACGAATTTGCTTCTAAGTTTAACAAACTCTCAATCTGTCTTAACATATATCTATTTTTTAGTTATCTCTTCTTCTTTTTTAGTTTCTTCTTTAACTTGTTTTAATGGTTTAGGTTTCTCTTTTACCTCTTCCCAACCGAATTTACTATATGTTTTTTCAAACTTATCTTTTGTAGTCTCTTTGATTATACTACCTTTCTTTATTTCAATCATAACTATCCTTTTTTAGTAATTCAGGGAGGAGCCCACCTCCCTGAAAAAAATTAAATCAATATAAACACTTATGTCAACATGTAAAGGTAAATATATTTTTTATTTATCCAAATACTTTCTGGAAAATTATTTTTATTTCAAAACTACTTTTTATGCAATTCCCGACAAAAAACCTACATTTTTAAAGTTTTTATTTTAGTTTGTTGATTATCAATAGGTTAAAATAAAAATAAAAAACTTTTTCAGAAAATAGTACCCCCTATCAAAAATGATTTTCTTTTTCTAAAAGGTAATATAGGAACTTTTATAATATTCTTATCCTTATATGTAATTCGCTATAAGTCAATAAAATACCTTATTGCAATAAAAAAAGGCGTTTTCGCTAAAAAACACCTCTTTATTCTTTTTTCATTGAATTATACATATTTTCAGTTATATATCTTGGAATATGTAAACATCCCCAACCACCCATATCCAACAAAGGGTCGTAATTTAATTTCTTTTCATTCAGATTTTCTGCTTTTATCCCGACGATAGGTGCACATTCTTGTCCTATCAATTCTCTCCATCCTTGTGCTTCTTCAATGCTAAATGCCTTCCCTACTCTTTCGATGCAGAAACATCTAGACCTCTCTACGATTGTACCTGCATAAATAAAATGGAATAATTGATATTTATTTGCTTGCTCATTCGTAATTGCTCTGTCATTTTGTATATAAGTATCTCTAATTGTTGTATCTAAATATGCTTTAATTCTCGACCTCTTATTCTTATTTGTTTCTAAATAATCATTCAATTTTTCGCTTGTTGCTCCGAAATTCCTGCCATTCGCAATATCCATTTCAAGCATTGTTCTAATATCATTTGCAATCGCTGTATTCCTTACAATCCTACCTAAATATCCATTCTTCTTTAATCCTCCTTTATCATTAATCCCTAACCTGCGTTTTAGTACTGTTTCTCCTATTTCGCCATTATATTTTACTTTTGAAATATCCTTAAAATAAATCTTGTTTTCTTTCAAAGAACTGGATAAACTTTTCACAAAATCCTTAATCAAAGGCTCTATTTGCTTCTGGTACTCTTTTATGAAATTCGCCTCAATTACATTTAATTTATTAAGATTTACCATTGTTTGTTTAAAACTACCCTCTTCATTTACATCTAATTTCTGCATTTCCTCCTGCATAATCATTATTAACCTCTTCTCAATCTTTTCTATTTTCTTTTCATATTTACCAAAGAATTTTTGAAATATATTCTTTTTCTTATCTTCGTACATATGCGATACATTTTTATATTTATATTATTATTTCTATCATCTTGCGACCCTGTTCGTAGGCATGCAAATCTTGTTGAACGTTATCCTTACGTTCACAAAAATGATACTGTAATAATCAAAGATACAATACAAATAATAAAAGAAAGCGTTTTAATCGACACTTTCACTGCAATTGAATTTGATACTTTTGTTGTTGAAAAAGAAAAAGCAAAGGTTAAATTAGTAAGAGTAAATGACACAATATTTGTTGATGCGGAATGTTTAGAGGATACATTTTATGTTGAAAAAGAAAAAATAATTATTGAAAAATATTCCGTAAAGCCAAAGAAAAGATATTGGTATTTATTATTAATTGGCGTTACTTTAGTTATTTTTATCTGGATAAGAAAATAACCCTCCACCTTCACAAAGCGGTTTTACATTATGTTATATATCCGCTACTTTATAGCGGGTATAAGTAAGTTAGGTGCAATGCTATTGAGACCGCAACCATTCCGTTAGCTTTTTCTTTCTTTCATAACTTTTGACTGTTCCTATTTGGTAATTAAACGCTCCCATTCGTTGATAGCATTCGCCAAAAGGGTTGGCAAAAGCAATAAACTTACCGTCTTTTACAACCCACAGATTACCACGAAAAGAATATACACCATCTTTGCGGTCTTTTGCTTTCTCGTGTAAGATATTTGTTTCTTCAATTGTCATCTTTTCAAACTTTGTGAGAAGCACTGCACCTAACAAGGTATTGCCAAAAGCAGGACATTCTCGGTTAATTAATAATTTGTAATTCTATTGGGTATTTTTGCAAGGTTGAAATTTTCTACTTTTAAATCCCTGCCTTCGGCAATACCCGAACCGTTGTAGGCAATTAGTTTGTGACTTCTTTCTTGCATTCAAAGCAGAAGTATGTTTTATCGTCATCATATCCGTACCAAGTTAAATTAGGGTTTCCACAGTCACAAACTAACTGTTCGCTTTGCCCCACAACATTCAATAAAAGCAATATTTGCTTCGTGGCTTCTTGTAGGGTTATCTTATTAATTTCAAAGTCCATCAGGACACATTTAATTTTATTTTCTGTTGTCATACTGCTTTTATTTTTTACGCTATGTGTAATGCTGTCTAATTGCTTCTATTTCACTTTCGTTTAAACTCGTTGTTTTAATTCTTTTGAGGTGGTTTATTGCCTCTATGTAATGGTTTGCATTTTCATACATCTTTTCTATAATTCTTTTTACACAATCAGCTTCAATGTTATTTCCTTTTTCTAATTGTCTTTTTTCGTTTCTTTTTTGAAATTCTATGTCTTTAAGCAAAGAATTATACCTAACTTCTAGCCTTTCTATCAAAATTAAATCTTGCATTTTTATAAGTTTTGTGGCTTAAACCCGCACAACACATAACAACGTGTATAGCAAATAGCCTATTAATATTCAGTTCTTAATTCGGCGGTTCGTGCTTCGGCTACTTGCCATACACAAACCGTTAGGCAATATTCCAAACATCGTCCCAATTTGAACAACCTCCTGAAATATCCACTTTGGGGAATTGGTTAAAAAACCATTCATCAAAAATTTCAGAATGGATATTGCACTGGCAGGATGGCGAGCATTCACTAATATCATATCCATTGTCTTCGCAGTATTCTTCGAAATCTTCGTGCCTGTCAAACATCCCAAATTCTTCTATTAAATAGTCTTCTATCTCTTCCGCTAATTCGTGCATATCAATAACAGAAACCGAACTATCTACTCTAATTAAATATCTTAAACCGATTCTACAATGTTCATTAAATCCTATATAAATTAACTTATTTCCATCCCCAAATACTTTATCTACAAGAATTGAATTTGGAAATTTTTCAATAAACTTTTCATAATGCATATCGCCTAACATAGTATTGCCGTCATTGTGGCTTAACTGCTTATTTTCAACTGTATTTTTCATATTTAACTTTAGTTTTTATTTCCGCAACGAACGGCAATACTCCGACCGTTATCTGCAACCTTAGCGACACCCTACCATTCATAGATACCGCCTCGTTAGACAATTTTTCGTTGCTCATAATTTTTTGCTTATTAAAAACAGGGATTTCCACCCTGTTGTTATGGTAACCAGCTCTTACCATATCTGGAACTGAGTTAGTTCCGTCTTTTCCCTGGTTCTTCTGAACACCACCTTAACTCGTTGTAGTCCCGAATAAAAATGACTACATGATGGCTCTCTCAATGACCACTCACCAGTTTACACTCCTGGCTTCTTTGTAGCTTTACATCTCCCTCCCATTGACGAGTTCGATAACCTATAATTATATAGGGTAGCCTTCACAAAATAACGTTTTGCAAGACGGATTTTATTATTCAAGAGTTTACTCTCTATATCCTTATAACTACTCTGCTTTAACAGTCTATAACTGCCCTGACTCATTATAAGAATTGAGGGTGCTATCAGGGGGATAGCATTCTCCCCCCCCTACGTTTTTTTTCGTGTGTTTTTACTTACCCACGAAACCCGGTACGCTAACTATGTGCCCTTTTTAGTTATTTAATTGTGTGTCTTTTTCTATTGTAAAGATACGACTTATTTTTTAAACTACCAAATCTTTTTGCAAATTATTTTAAAAAGCCTACTCTGTTAAAGGATTTTCGGCATCCTCCATTTTTTTTGTTTAGATACCAGAACATTATAATTCAGATGCTTTTGTAAAATCAACTTTTTCCCCGTCCAGGGAAATTGCAATATTTTCATTTTCGCTTAATGTATCATCATTCATCCATTTTTGATAAACAGGATTTGAATACTCATTTCTGTTAAATGAATAAAGAATAACATATCCACCTAAATTTAAAGCTGCAATTAACAGCATTTTGTATAAGCCTTTTCCTCTGTATTCTTCTTCGATAAATGAATACGTAATTTCTTCACCGGAAAATTCAATATAACCAGCTTCATCACCGTCTATAATCATCGTTACTTTTCTGTAACTTCCTGTTTCAAATCTAAATTCTATGTTTTTCATTTTGTCTGTTACTCTAATTGCATCGCCTACTATCATAATTTTTATTTTTTTAAAGTTCTTAGCAATATTGCTAATACAAAGATACGACTTATTTTTCAATCTACCAAATTATTTTACAAAAAAAATTAATTATATACTAAATAAAAAACCACACAAGCTGGCACCTGCATGGTTTTTACTTAAAAAATAAAAATTATGGACTAACGTCAATACAAAGGTAAGTAAACTTTTAATCAAAAACATTAATTTCATTAATAAATTTTCTAGCCTCCTGATGTACTATTTCTTTCTGCCTGCTATAATCTAAATAATAGAAATCCAAATAACTCTCCTCTATATTTACAAATATCTCATGGAAATGATTATGTAATGCTTTTGAAATTTCATCCGTTCCTGTAGCTATAATTAATCTTATTTCTTCATCTGTCTTTCCAAAGAACGGTTGGAATTTCATTTTAACTTCCATTTCTGTAAGCTTCTCCATATCTGTAGCATACTTCTGGATTATCCAATTTTTTTGCAATTCCGCAAGCAAGAACTGTGGTGCACCACTTTGTCGCATTTGCGTTAATTCTTCTAATATTTCTCCTTCTGTCTGTGGAAAAATTACCGCTGGAAATTCAAAATAAGATTTAGCACTATCATCATGAATAATTTCATCCATTATATGCATCCAAAGGTTTGCATACTTCTGCATAAACGGATATAAAGTATCCAATAAATCATCGCCCTCATATTTTATTTCAGTTGCCGTCTTACTTACTTCATTATTACTTCTTTTTAGAACTTGCGAAAATATTGCATTTCTGAAATTTCTATGTATTTTCTCTTGATAATCCTCTTGAAATTTAACTAAATCAACTGGTGGACTAAAATAATGAACAATGTCCTTTGGGTACAACTGCTGTTGCTTATCATCATCCTCTTTGATTATTAATAATTCTTGCGTGCTATCAACTGCATTAACATCAATCCCCGTTCCTTTACAAACGCTACAAATATCTCCATTAACCGTTTCCCCATTTATGCATCTACCCTCTCCCTCTGCTCCTGAACAAGATCTTCCAATAATCGCCCTCTGTGGATAAACATGTTTCCGCATTGTTAAATCAAACTCACTACCTAACTGTATTTCTTTCTTCAAATAAGGCAATCCATAGTGGAAAATAGATAAATACGTTTCATTCTTCGTTGCTGGGTCTTGAATTACACCTGCGAACCTCGCTCCCTTTACTGCTCTATCATTTGTAAAGAACTTATAATCATACATTTCATATATCGCTTTCCTTATAAGCTCTCCCTCTACTTCTCTTTCACTATCAACTTTCTTTAAACTATGTATTCCGCTATTATCATATAAATAATACGTATCTTCATTCTGGACTAAGAACCATTTCAAATATCCATTCTCTTTGTAATAATTTATTACATTCTTACTCTCATACACGAATGGAAATGCATGGTCATTATTCCTTTCTATTGTGATAATTGAATTAGGGTCAAACCTTGCATAATAACTCCATTTTTCTTCTAAAAACTCATCCACTCCCTGCCCTTGCTCCCCTTGATAGAACTTATCCGCCAACTCCCACGCTCTATTAACTACCCTTGTGTCGTCAGCGATAATTTTTCTTACAATTTTATCCGAACGCAAAGGCTTATTGAAATCCCTATCCACTTCCGCAATTAACGATGGAATAACTGAAATATAAATATCCATTCTTTGCTTGTGCTGTTCTGCGCTTTCATTAGCTCTATATCTGCGACTGAACCTACCTAAGTCTTTACACAAAAGCAAATCTTGATACTCTTGCGTTAATTTCAAAACATGTTGATAATTGCTATGTTGCTTCTGTTCAATTAATAAATCAATAGCATCTTCCTTTTTAAAAATCATAATTTGTGCTTAAAAATACTTGCAAATAAATAATCTACTGTATCGGATAAATGCCCATTTAATTCAACATTTTTCTCCTCATTATAAACGCCTTTCTCGACTAACTTCCCACCTGTACCCTCTTTAACTGTGTTATAATCGTTAATCAATTTCTTGCATTTACTTGAAATAAAGATACGAACCTTTTGTTTTCTATCAACGAAATTACCACTTAAAATACTATTCATCAAGTCTCTTCTCTTTATATTCGCTGGGTTATACCGAATTGACCTATCTGAACTATTTCCAATATAATTAACTAATAATTCCCTAACCTCTTTAAATCTCGTATAACTCCCTTGACCCTCTACTCTCCTATTTCCCATTGCATCACCATAATAATAAACCGTACTGAAATCATCCCGCTTGTAATCTGAAATGAATTTATTAATAATATCCTTTGTTGTATTAAGCGGACTTTCTAAAGCATATTCTTGATAGCAATAAAAATCTAAATACTCACCATTATTGTGAATTTGCCATGCCGTTAAGCTCATGTAAGGTACTACGTTCCAATCTATTGAAATATGGTCAGCCAATCCTTCTACCCTTTTTATATCATCTTTAACATGAATAGTATTCGCAAACGCATGGTACCAAAGATTATCATCTGTTGTTTGCTTCCATGTTCCATTCGCTAATCCCTCAAACTTCTTTATATCTCCATTTGATGCTAACCATAAAACATCCTTATAATTTCTTGGTAAGAACGGATTATCAAAATAGTTTACAAAATAATCAAATATATTATAATTATCCCTTACATTAATTTTTAATTCTTCTTCTCCATCATATAAATCTGGGTAAAAAGTGGAAATAATCCAATGCTTCTTATTTACTGCATATCTATTAAATGTTAGAATAATACATCTTGCACCATCAAATCCATGCCTCAATGTTGGTAATATTTCTGAAAAAGCTCCATGTGAAATCTGGTCAGCTTCGTCCATCCAAATATGTGTAGGGTCTTCAATCCCTTTCATTTTATCTTCCTTATCCGTTCCAAAAGGCGTAAAATACCCTCCTGTCTTTACATGCCGAATATCCATCGTTCCATTAGACGCTTCTGAATAATAAAACTCATCCTCAACTCCCATATATTTAATTGCATTCACTAAGGCTTTATGCGTTGTCTCTCTATTTGTTGTCCATTCTTTTCTACCATAAAAGCACTTAAAATAATTAGATTCCATGCACTCCTTAACAAGCTTCATCGCTGTTGTTCTACTCTTTGCACCTCCACGACCTCCACTAACTAAATAAATACCATTTTGCATTCTCGACGCATAAGGCAACAATTTGTCTACCACTGGTAATATTTTATGCTTACCAATACCATACTTTAATACCTCTTGCTCTTCTTCATTTAATTTTAAAAAATTACTTGCCTTTGCAAAATTAATCATTTAATTTTTTTAATATATCTTTCACTACTTTGCTTGCATTAACTTCTAAATCCAAACCACCTTTAACCTCTACTTCTTCTGGTTTATAATATCCTTGCATTCTGGATATTTCTTTCATCGCATTAATACGCTCACTTGCTGTTGGTGCAATAATTTCACTACCCACTTTCCACGCTTCACCTTTTCCTAACTTTGTCAAAGTTTCAAGCACTTCATTACGTGTCATTATCTCACGTTTTACGGCTTCTTTCCCTAATCTAATACGTTCCTCCATTTCAGCCTTTTTAATCGCCTCCCTTTGCTTCCTATGTACCTCTTTAGCTTCATTCCAATAATTAGTAAACGTAGACTCTGGCACACCCCAATTATCAACAAAAAACTTTAAACTCTGTGAATACGTTCTTCCAGAATTTATATGCTCTACAATTATATCAATGCTCTTTATTTTATTCGGTCTTTTACTCATAATGCAAATATAATAAATTTAATCTAATAAACTTCTGTTAAATTCTTTCCCAGTCAGCTGCTCATATTTTGTTCTATACTTTGTGAACTCCGCTCCTAATTGCTCCACCTTTCTCATCGCATGCCCATACCTTTGAGTTCCCCATCCTAATTTCCTAACATCTGGTATACCTAGCAAATCCTGCTCTTTTTTTATTTTTCTTAATTTCCTTAAAATCTGTTCTTCATTCATTTTTTGTATATATTTTAGTTGCTTAATGGAAATGTCAATTTATCATGGCTTTCATAATTCTCAATCTGAAAAGAATTTACATCTAATTTATCTAATATCTCATCAAGGCACATGTTTTTATAATCCAAGTCGGGTAAAACTAACTTTGGTAATTTATATTTATTTCTCCTTTCAATTTGTTTAATTATCTGCTTTACTTGGTTTTTATAAATATGCGCATCTGTAATATTTATCTTTAAGAACTTAGGTCTATGCCTTGTCATCTTAGCTACAATTGTTAATAATGCTCCATAACTTGCAATATTAAAAGGTACTCCTAATGGTACATCTCCTGAACGCATATTAACATCAATAGACAAATTACCTCTTTCATCTGAATAAAACACAAATGAATAATGGCAGGGTGGTAATATCATATCATCGAAATCTTCAAAATTCCATGCTGATACTACATGCCTTCTGCTAGACGGATTTATTCTAATATGCTCTATTACAGAATTTAATTGGTCTTTCCCTTTCCTCCATTGATATCCATAAATCTTTCCTAAATCTCCATTAATCCTATTGCTTTTATGCCAATCCCCATCCCAAATATGACAACCCATTTCATGCAGTTTTTTTATATTTGTCTGTCCTCTCATGAACCAAAGTAATTCAGCAAAAATAGATTTGTAAGCCATTCTCTTAGTCGTCAACAAAGGGAAGCCTTCACTCATATCATGCATAATTGACTGACCAAATAAACTCATTGTTCCTGTTCCTGTCCTGTCTCTTTTGCTCACTCCATTTTTTAAAATATTCCTAACTAATATCTTATAATTATAATCTAATAAATTCATTTTGTCTAATTTCTTGGATTTTGTTTCTTAAATATTTAATTCTTGTTTTTAATAAATTTCTATCTAAAGGCAATATTAACTTCCCTTTTCCCGCTATTATTTCAAAATCTTCTACAAGGTACTCATAAGTTTCCAATTTAATAAATTTCTTGTATAGCATGAACTCTATTAAAGGACAAAGACCTGCACCTCTAATTTTCAAACCATTAACTCTGGTATGGAAAGCACAATAATCTTCGTTGTATTTATTTTTAACTATTTCTGCATCTCTTAATGCTCTTATAATTAAATTAATATCTCTAATCATTTAAACTGGTTTAATAATTTCACTTAAATAATCTTCTAACTTCTCTAGCATATCCAACTCTGCAAGCTGATTAATTATCATTAAGCTGTTAGACAAAGATTGTATGCGCTCCTCTGTTAATCCTTTTAAAATATCTTCCCTAGCTTCCGCATCCTTTGCCGAATTTAGCAAATCTATACGAACTTCTTTAACAATACGCTTTATCCTGTCTTGCTTCTTTCTGTTTATTATACCATTCTTCACGATTTTTTCCTGACTTGCTAAAAAATCGGCATGATACTCCGCAATGTGCAACGATAATAATAAAGTGTAAATACTATGTTGTAAAAATAATTTATCTTTCATATTTTTTTAATATTTAAAATTTGTCCAATGTATTATTTTGCCTTTAAAATCTTTATTAAAATACCCAAAGAACTCCTCAACTGTTTTAAATCCATCATTTTGAGAAAGCTTGTGCAATATGCTATAATCATCTTTATTAGATATATATAAAGCTTTATTATCTATAGTAACAACTGGATAATCACTGTTATTGTATTTTATTTCAATCTTTTGAACTCCAGTACAAATAACCTCTGGAGCAAACTGAAATCTATCTTTAGTCCTATTATTAATTACAAAATGTATCATATTACCCTCTTTCCACCTGTTCGCCTTGTCTTTTCTTATTGTGTGTATCTTAGGAGGTAATCCTACCCCAAAATCCCATACATCTCCAAACTTATTATCATATAGATAAAGGTACTTTTGATAAGAATAGAAAGGTAAAATATCGTTATCGACAAGGCTCTTCCATATTTTATTTATAAAATAAGTTTTGTCCCCATTTAATTCTTGTGAGAATGCTAGTGTCATAATTTTTATTTTTTCAGTATATGTAAATTAAAAAATCTATAAAATCATCTAATCCCTCCACCTGATGTTCTTCGCCATTTATATATATAATCTTACCCACATCATCATATAACCACCAATATATAAGCTCTCTTATTCCCGGAATTTCATCCTTGTTTATAATATAACTTATAAGCCTTACCACGTCATCCGTACTATCATATTCATAATGTAGCTCAACTCCTAATTTTTTTATATCCGCTAATCTTTTTGAATTCTCCTGAATTCTTTCAATAGCTTTTTTGATTATTATTTTCTTCTCTTTCATGCTTTCGTGTTTAAGTGAACAAATTAATACCTTCGGCATCTAATTCTGTTTTAGAAAATCCGAAATTATCAATATCATATTTCCTTTGCTTCATTTTAGTAACCCATTTTTTAGCATCAGCATATATTTTTCGGTCAATTTCAAAACCATAAGCTTTTCTATTTAATTCATTCGCCGCTACTAATGTACTTCCAGAACCAGCACAAGGGTCAATAACAACATCTCCCTCATCTGTAAATATTTCTATAAGTTTTTTTAATAATTTAACAGGCTTTTGTGTCGGGTGTATTTTATCATACAAATTTGGGTCATCTCTTTCCCAATCAATGCAATTGAAAATCATTTTCCCATTATTATTGAATTTCGGTAATTTATTGCGATAAAAAATAAGACCATATTCGCAGTTCCCGACAACCTTCATGTTGGCTTTTAAGACCTGCGCTGAAAAGTTCTTCCTAAAAACTAAATTTATATAATTATTTAAACCATACCTTTTAGCTAATTCAATTAGATACATTTGCTGGTCGAATGCACAAAATACAATCATACAAGGTGCTTGCCCTCGTTCTTTAGGTTCTTTTTTAAGAAGCCTGCTACAGAAATGCATAAATTCAGCGGGTTTAAAGTTTTCATCAGTATTAAAGAATGATTTACCAGCTAATTCGCTTTCACCGTTTTTATTATCCCCATCCTCATACCAAGCGGGATTCGAAGCATAGGCATTATTTCCTAAATTATAAGGAATATCGGCAATTAAAAGTTGACATTTCGGTATGTTATACCTTTTATAGTTCTGAAAGTTATCTCTATATAAATTTATTTCCATAATTTTTTATTTTATCTAAATTATACCTTAAAAGGCATTACTAAATGTTTATCTAAATCGTTTGGTTTTATTAAAATTGCTCTTTCTGGACTAGAATAATATATATAAATATAATCCTCTTGTATACTATTTAATACATTACTCATATATGTGTTAATAAATCCAAATGTAATATCTTTACCTTCTTTCTTATCAATCCTAATTTCCTCTATTCCCTGCAATTTCTTGTCCTCATTGTTACTTTCTAAATATAGCGTATTGTCTTTAATTGTAGCTTTTATACGCTCCTCCATAAATAATTCAACTTTATTTATTGCTCTTTTAAATTCAGATTTATTAATTCTTATATAATCTTCATTTCTTGGAATAACCGAATAATATGGTGGAGTTTTCCCTTCTATTTTAATAATTTCTATTTCTGTATTTTCAGACTTAAAATAAACCTTTCTTTCATCTTGCATAACTTCAACTAAAGAATTGTCTAAAGAAAAGATATTACTTGTAATCTCTTTAGATAAGACAAATGATTCCTTCTCCACTACTGCTTCTATATCGCAATTTGTAAGGCTTAATTCATACCCACTCGTAGTAATATTGTTTAATTTATCTTCCACAATTTCAAAATACACTCCTGTCATTATTGGTCTCAATTCATCTTTCCCAATTGTATTTTTAACTTTTATAATATTTTCTTTTAATTTCGCTCCTGATATTGAAAACAACTTCTCTGCTCCATTACTATCAAGTGTTGGAAATTCTCCTATAAAACAAGGAATTAAATATTCCCCATTATTTGTTATTAAAGTAAGTTTATCCTCTCCAAAGGATAAATTAACTTCATCATCTTCAATAATATTAATAAGCTTGACTAACCTTTTAGACTTTACAATACTATTCACCTCTTTATTGCTTTCTGCTTTGCAAACTTTGGTTTTTATAGACGCTGGCGCATCAGAAGCATATAGGTATAAATAACTGTTTTCGGTTTTTAAATAGACGTGATTAAATATCTCTACTAAAGAATTATTGCCTGTAAAATTCTTAACTCTTTGTAATGCTCTTTTCAGAACTTCTGTTTTTATTTTCATAATTTTTATTTTTTTTTGTAAAAATAATTTATCTTTTAATTCACTTAAAATAACTACGGTACTGCGCACTTGAATATATGTCTTGGGTTCCAATAGCTAGGTCTCAATCCATAAGGTATACCTGTTTTACAGGGCACTGAACGCATCAATTTATTGTTATGTCCACGAATACTCCAATCCTCTGGCCATTCTTTTACTTCCCATTTCAACACCTGACCCCAGCCATCACCAGTGTTCTTACCTATAGCTGTACTGAATTGCAATAGCTCCATAATCTTATCTGGAACCCCTACACAATACCACTCTACATACTCCGCAAAACGGTAATACATTTTGATGTGGTATGCTTTATGTTTACCTCTCTGCACATCTATTTTTTTAACCTTATCGATAAGATAGTCAGAATGCCTAAGCCAATCTCCTGACTTTACTTTAAAACTACTGTCCTCTACCATTTTTTCTGGCCATTGGGCAAAACTGCAATGGTAAAACCAAGTGTCATCTTTACGCCCTCCCTTCTTTATAGGCAACAGTGGCACAGTAGCTTCTCTCACTGTACTTTCACCGGGTTTACTAATAACCTCCTCACCTAAATGCCTTCGCACATGATGATAATATAAAATAGCATCTAAGGGTAGGTGCTTGTCCGATATTATTGGCGTTTGTAAATACGCTCTTATTCTTAATTGTTTCATTTTAGTTAGATATTTCTGGAAATTTTAATAATAGTTTTTGGTATGCGGTAAAATCCCTTGCTTTTAAATCGCTTAAAAATTGTTCTCTAATTCCAAAATCTTCTCTAGGAATTCGTGAAGCTGTTCTGCTTTTTATCCCATTTATTTTATAACTATTTAGCATAGGTAAACTATTGGCGAATGCATAAGTGGCTACATCTTTATCAGTCCATTCAGCTAGTGGACTAATTCTTACTAATCCTGCTTTATTCTTATAGAATAACCCATGCGTCTTTAATGTAATTCTTCTTGCTGTAGACTCCTGCATCCTCAATCCAACAAAAAAAGCATCATATTCTTTACCTACATCATATCTATCTTTTCTTTTGTCAGATAAAGAAATTCGGCACATCTCAATCTGCTCTAGGTTTATATTACCCCATTGACTTATAACTTCATCATAATTATCTATATGCTCCGTTTCCCCCTCCCACCTAATAAACCTCACTTTTATATTTGGTCTAATTTCTCGAACAAGGTGCAACATCACCGCACTGTCTTTTCCAAATGAACAAGCCACATAGGGTTTGTCTACTTTATCTAAAGCCCACCTAATAAAGCCCCTTGTTTTCTCCACAAGGGCTTTATATGGTTTTAACTGTGCATAAATCATTGCCGTTTTTCTATCCATTATTCAAACAAAGATTTTGATATTCCTTTTTCAAAATAATCACTTACATCTTTTTTAGCGCCTTTATAAATATCCATATACTTCACAAAATCTTCATTCTGGAAATCAAGCTCGCTATCTATCACCTTTGTTTCTTTTATCTCCAACTTTATTGCTCCATGCCCTACACGCCCATTGCCTCCCACCTGACTGTTTTGTTCTACCCATGTGTTTAAGGTTGAAAGAAAAGCACCTGTTTCTACATCATTTGTATCTTTAAGACAAATACGCCAATAGAACTTTGTACCCGCAACAATAGTTTCAGTGTCGTACTTCATCTGAACAGGATTAGCTTTTTTTGCAGTATCATCATCATCTTGCAAAAATTCTTTCTTGACTTCATCTTTTGCATCATCCTTGCGGGTGTACATTTCAAGTTGGCAATATTCCCAAATACTTTTGGGCTCTTCTGTATAAACATTGTGATATTGCTCTGGTATTAAGTGTAACGTTTCTTTAGCGATTGGAATTAATTTACCTATTTCAACCTTACCTGGTATAATAACATTGCCCACGCTACCTCCTAAAACGCTAAGCATAGGCATATCTTTTCTCATCTGCCTAACCTTCTCTATATTTATACCGCTAGAACCTTTACTCTCTAAGCTTCCACCTGTAAATAGCAAATTAAAACTATCCGCATCTACCTTTATTTTTGTTCCATCTTGTTTAGATAAAATTTCGATGGCAGCAATATCTCTTAATTTTCCACGTACACTATTACCTGAAATAACAGGTATTTCAATTGGTTTCCCGTTTTTTTGTATAAATTTCTCTCTGCGTAATTGAGTTACTGTACCGTTCTTTTCTCCTCCATTGTGCGTTATTGAAGATAAGGCAGTTACTATGCCTTCTAAAATGTATGTTTTCATTTTTAATCGTTTTTATTGTTTTCAATTTCTTTAAAATCTTCTTTTCTCTGTTGGTTTCGTAACCTAACAAGCATCATCATATAAGTGCTTTCTGTTCGCAACCAATTCAAAATCTCCTCATCTTGATTTGTGTCTACTACTTTCTTAATATCTTTGACATACTGCGCCTGTAAATCTAAAGGAATACGTCTTTGGAATAATGATAAAAAACCTTTTAGGCTACCTGTGTATGATGCGGATTTTATAGCATTTTCAAAATGTTCCCAAATATCACGGGGGTATTTCATTTTATAGTCCTCGTGAATACTTCGCCATAAACCCCATAACAACAGGTCGGCTACTTCTTCTTGTGATAATTGTTTGTTCAACATAATTGTATTTATTTATTGTTAGAAAATAGCATCCAGCTTGCAAAATCAAACATTGGTTTGCCCCGATGCTCTTTAATTTTATCTTCGTTTATCCTCCAAATTTCAAAGCCGTTTTTGGCGATAAAATTTGGATTATAGTCTCCGTTAATGATAGATGTCTGTGTAAATCCTGCATGTAATAAGTTTTGCATGGTACTGTGTAAAAATTGCAAATATTCTATATCTGGATAAATAAACAATTCATCTAGTTGCCACATACCAATTTTGTGTTTAAATAAGATGTGTTTTTGTCCAGTATCCGTAAGACATACCAATTCAGCGCCATTACATATCATATCGTATATTTCTTTCTTGTTTGCTTTTGTCATACAATACCATTCTCCATTATATATTATATGGGAGTAGGTTCTGAATCTTTGCGGTTTTTCTTTTTTTACTTTATTCTGAATTTCTGCGCTGGATTCATCAAAGCAAAATAGCGCTTCATTGCTAATAATATCACCAGGTAGTAGGTATGCATGGTCTGTAAATGTTGGTCTTACCCATTTTTTAAAGCTAACACCATAAGCTTCGTTGCCTGTTATTCTGCACATCCCCAATTCCTTACCATAAATTGGTCTTGATGATAAGCTATATATTAATTGACAAGGGTGTATAGCATGTAATATATCATTTGTACTTTTGTTCATAATTTTTTGTAAAAATAAGTTTTTAAAATCTAATAGCCAAAATTTTCTATCCTTTCTTTTATTCTAATTATCCATTCTTTATGCAAATCTAAAGTCTCCCTATCATTACCTAACTTATGCATATTTAGGTCAATAAAATCAAAATGATACTTTAATTGCCTATCTACCTTTGTCATTAATATCTTTCCTGTATTCAATCTCTTTGGAATATCTGCATTGATATACCATTCTTTTAATTCGCTATATAACATATTTATCTTTATTTACATAACATTCAAATCCTAATTTAGTTAATCTTTTTAACCAAACTTTTTGAAGCGGTGATAATCTATCCCATTTTTCTTTGGATTCAACAAATACAACGTGGTTCGGTTTAAGGCAAATAAGGTCGGGAAGTCCTATTGGTGAGATTACTATAAGATTAATAACGAAATAATTTTTAGACTTCCAATATTTTATTAATTTACTTTGCATATTTTTTAAACTCTTTTGTATTAAAGTCTTTCTTTTGTGATACCGTATTATAAACATCCTCCATTATACCACCCTCTTCAAATATGAAATATATTTCCATTGATTCTCTGCCTCTAACTGTTATCCTATCTATACTTTGTGTGAAGTCCTTTCCCGAAAAACCAAAATTTAAAAACACTAAATAATCTGCCTTACCTAAATTCACTCCTTCTGTCGTTCTTTGCTGTAATGCAATATTCTTATCTGTATTATTAAATTCTTCTAAATCCTCTGTTATTTCATCTCCAAACACTTCTTTTAACATCTCCAATTCTTTTCTAAAATAATACATTATAGCAATTTTACTTCCTTGAAATCTTTCTTTAATTAATCTTGCCTTGTAGTCTGATAATATAATTGCTTTTGTCTCTCCAAAATCATCTTCAACCATCACTGTTCCGTTATAAATCTGGTGCAACTTTCCTAATAATTTCGCTGGCGTTTCACCCATTATATAAAATTCTTTCCCTACAACTGTCTTATACTTCTTTAAATCATTAGCTATTCTTTCAATTAATCTCGGCATTGGCGTTCTTAATTTTCTAACTTTAATATCTCCAAACATTTCCTCATTCTTTTTAAGAGTAATAATATATTTAGATAAAGCTTTATTAATTAATTCTTCCCTTGCTTCGCTATAATCATTTATAGTATGCGTTCCAATCCTCTTCTGTTTCTTATTTACATAAATATCCGCAAATCTATAAAAGTTCTTAAATTCAGAAAACGGTGATTTTAAACTTACATAAAATTGATGAAAATATTGTGAAAGGCTTTCAATCGCTGGCGTTCCTGACATTAATAAACAAGGTAAATCTTTATATTTACTTCTTAAATACTTTGCAGTCTTATTAGGTTTAGGATATGAACCTAAAACATGCGCTTCATCATAAATTATAAAATCTGGATTAAATTCCACTTTATGAACACTTTCATAATTTATCACTTCTAAATTATATTTAAATCCTGTTGCTTCAAAATCCTTCTGGATTGAACTTATTGACTTCTTCCTTGTTAGAAATAATACATTCTTAAATCCTAATTCATTGACTGTAAACAACACCGTAAATGTCTTTCCACTTCTCGGTTCTCCAAATAAATAACAAATTCCATACTCTTTTATTACTTTCTTTACCTCTTCTTTTGCCTTAATTTGTGAATCATCTAAAATAATATTCATGCACTAATTTATTTTTTAAAAGTTCTTTATTAAAATATGTATCTCCTTCCGAATTATTATCTATATAAGACACATGCCATTCATTTATGTAATCTTTATATTTCTCATATGTTTTAGCTCCACCGATTACCCAATCTACATCTAAAATAAATCCATTTCTTTTATCTAAAATAACTTCCCTGTCTTCTAAAATTGGTAAGTTTACAAACGTATTAAAACCTGCTAATAATCTTGGTTTTCTTCCATTTACCTTTTCTGTAGTTAATTTCCTGAATAGCTTTAAATCCTCTGGACAGTTCCATATTAATTTGTTATTTACTGCTACTATTGCTTTCATTTTATTTACATTTCGTTGTTATATGCCATTTAAATCAATCATTTCTAAACATGAATATTCAGCTAAACCACTTGGCGTATATTCTTGAATATATAAAGTTCTATTGCTTATATGTAGATTTAAATCATCTATTTTTACATTGTGTTTTAACGCTAATTCCGAAAAAAAACGGCTTATAACACTACCTATACGATTTTCTTTAACCTCACTTATCACTATATCTAAAGCTTCTGTCAGTTTTTTAGGCTCGTGAATCATATCCTCTCTTTTTCCAAGCCTCCACTCCTGATGATATTCAAGTATTTCTATTGCTGTTTGTAATTCCATTTTTTTATTTATTTTCCCCATTTCATATTTATTGTATACCCGCTATAAAGTAGCGGGTATAAGTAAGTTGTGTGCAATACCCCACCGCACTAAAACGGCAGTTTATTTTTATTATATTTAAAGTCATATTTCGGCTTCTTTTTTGGCAAATAATCACGCCAATCAAAATGCCTAAAAACAAATATCGCATTGCCAATTATTACAAGAGGTGTTCTCTTATGTGTAGGACTTCCAGTTCGCCCCAATTCCTTCAAAAATGTTTTCCTGTCAAATAATAAGAACAACCATAACGCACACTCTTTGCCAAGTCTATATTTTGGGGCTTTATGGTGTATGTAGCCTTCAATAATTGGCAATGCTTCACCATCAAATAATGGCTCATACTTGTACATTCTTTCAACAGGACTATGGAAGTACCATTTACCAAGTTTGTATTTATCAAGCCTTGTCCAAAATTCTTCATACACACCAGTTCCTAAACAACTCCAACAAGTTTCAGGCATTTTCCAATCGCTCTTAAAAACACCTGTACTATCGCAACTCCAACAGTCTTTTTTTATGTGCTGAATATCAGTGCCTACTTTTGTTGCATACTTTTTTAATAGGTGTGTTTTTAACTCATAGAACTCTGATTTTGCCAAAAAAGGAATATCCCGATTAGCATTGTGCAGTAGCCAACCCACAAAGTACTGCACACAACAACGTATAAAAAACAGTGGGCTGTATCGTGCTGATTTTAAAGTGTTTTGTTTCATATCTTATTTAGTTGTGGTGGACAGGTAAGTGCTTCTATCTGCCACCGATTTTTTATACTCGGAACGTTGTAGGCAATTAGTTTGCCTGCTTAGTGCATTTACAAGGCTTCCCACCATACTCATCAATGTACACTTCCAATCCTTGGCAATTAGGGCAAACTAACTGTTCGCTTTGCCCTACAACAACAGGTTGGCAAAATAATTTTACTTGCTCCTGCGCATATTCTTCCATTGCTTTCAACACTGCATCGTGTAACGGAGAGCCTTCATTTATATTAAGCGTTCTCTTTGTAGCTTCTTTCAATATTTCTTCCTTTGTTTTCATAATTTATTATAATTAAATTGTAATTAAAAATTGCCCGTGAGAATCGAACTCACCTCATCCTGCCGTAAATTGTAGTGCGCATCTACAAAGTGCATTATCCCGCCGATTAGGGCAACTTTTCATATACTTAACATTAGCCGCAAGCCTGATTACACTTCCGATAAAACTGTTCTAATCCCCAACTTATAATTGCATCTTCACATTCGATAAACCAAAGACCGTCTTTCCAACTGAAATAAACGTGCATACAAGTTCTATTGTAATAGGCTAATTTATCGCCGACCTTTACATTTGGTCTTTGAAATAAATATCTAAATAGTTTTTTCATTTCATATTTATTGTATACCCGCTACTTTATAGCGGGTATAAGTAAGTTAGCAGAAACCTAAAAAACATCGCTAAACCTTTTTTCATAACCATACTTTTTAGTGAGTTTGGTAATTAGTTCATTTGTATATTTGTGAATTTCTGATTTAGGATAACAAGTAGGTTGATGAACAACGCCAGTTATAACATCAATTAAATATGTATCGTAAACGTGCCCTTCGCCTAAAAAATATCCTATTTCATAACCAAAATGACTATCCCAAACAACACGGTCGTTGAAGGAAAAGGCATCTGCTAACAATGTATAACCGTCAGGCTTAGTTTCCGTTTCTTTTGAAAGTTTTTGCTCATTCATAATTTCTATATTTTTAATTAAGTTAATCTTTTATTCACGCCCGAACGGTTATACTCGGCACGTTAGTTGCAATTAGTTTGTTGCCACATTTCGGGCAAATAAGTAACCAAGCGTCATTTACAACAGGTGTTTTATCAGCACTTTCGTTATGTGTGCCAATCCACCCACATTTACAACATTCCCACTTTGCATTTACATCTACCTGTGCTATACCCAATATTTTTAACTTATGTTCGTAGTATCTTTCAGCAAAGTCTAACATTGCTGTTTTGTTAAAACCATTTTCGGGTAGTTCTTTTGGTGTCCACCATTCTTCAAAATATTCTTCTACTGTCATCCTGTTTAAGTTTATCATTATTAAATCGCCCTACACATACACGCAAAACGTTGTAGGCAATTATTTTTTGACTTCTTTCTTGCATTCAAAGCAGAAGTATGTTTTATCGTCATCATATCCGTACCAAGTTAAATTAGGTTTTCCACATCCACAAACTAACTGTCCGCTTCGCCCTTCAACAGCAGGTATAGTTAATTTTTTCAAATCAGCTACAACAGCGCAAATTGCTTGAGCATAGTGGGAGTTTTTAAGCCTATCTTCTTTGGTGTACATAAGTGGGTCTTCACACACTCTTCTGTGTAAGGCAATTTTCTCATCCCACTTTTCAATCAATTTCTGTAATTCATTCATAATTTATCTATTTAAATCAAAAACTAACCATACCTGCGACACGTTATATGCCATTTAAATCAATCATTTCTAAACATGAATATTCAGCTAAACCACTTGGCGTATATTCTTGAATATATAAAGTTTTATTGCTTATATGTAGATTTAAATCATCTATTTTTACATTGTGTTTTAACGCTAATTCCGAAAAAAAAACGGCTTATAACACTACCTATACGATTTTCTTTAACCTCACTTATCACTACATCTAAAGCCTCTGTTAATTTTTTAGGCTCGTGAATCATATCCTCTCTTTTTCCAAGCCTCCATTCCTGATGATATTCAAGTATTTCTATTGCTGTTTGTAATTCCATTTTTTAGTTTTTATTAATTATTTCTGATATACGGATATCATTCAATCAATTTGAATCCAAGTTGTTTTTTAAATCATCCGCTATTTCTAAAGGCACAAATCCTGCATCGGATAACGATTGGCATAAAAGCATTATTTCTAAAGTAACGTCTTTTTCACACTTCTCACATCTAAAGTTTGCCCTACTCTTTCTATACCAAGCGTTCCCAACTTTAATATTTTTTTCAGAACATAATTGCAATACTTTTTTTTCACACGGTTCTAATTTCTTAATAGTTGCATCATTTATAAACCACATTTTATTATATTTTTAAATTTTCATTTAAAAATGCGGGGGCTTCTTCCTCTCTGGAACGGTCAGCCTGTCCGTCAAGGTTGCGACCCTTGATATGATACCGCTTTAAACGTCCCGCACTCTTCATATGCTTTTCCGTTGGTGGCAATATTATTCGTGCCATTCAATTTCAGTTCCGCAATTATCGCAACACTCTTCAAAAGTTACTCGCTCGTTGACAATGTATGCTTCACAATTAGGGCAATAAGCGTCTGCTGTTTCTGCTACCTTTATTATTTCTTTTACTTCAAAACCTAAATGTATTGAGTGATTTAAGAAAGCTAATCCATTTAAAAGTGGCGTTCTAAACTCTATGCTTAAATCTTTATAAACAATATTAACTGCTTCTTTTGGCACCTTAACAAAATGCACTTGATTAGTTTCTAAAATTAGTTTTATTTCTTTCATAATTTATTTAATTTAAAAAATAAGGCAGGTATTAAGTTTATAATGTGGTCTCCTGCTAGCAAGGAATTTACCGTGTCCACTTTGCCACCTCTTTCGAGTGCCTTATTTTTCTTAATCAAATTCGCCTTTCTCAATAATATTTATCGTAATGTATAATATTGATAACACTGCAATCAATAATATTAATATTCCTACTAACATATCTTATAATCTCTTTTAAGAATTTTAATTGCTTTCTCATGACAAATATCCATATTTATATGTGGTCTTGTTTCTAATGCATGCTTCCCTTTAATTATTATCTTTCCCAAAGGAGTTACATGAATAGTATAAAGACTACTCTTGAATATTCTTTCTTTTTCACACAATTTTGTAATAATCATATAAACTTTATCTATACCGTCAAAAGCTTCTCTAATCTCATTGACTGTCTTCTTTAATACGTTTCTTTCCATAATTTAAAACGGAGCCTCCTCCTCTTTTTTAGTTATAATTTTAAAATATTGATGTCCATTAAATAAGAATTCTTCAAATTCAAATCCTTTATATTTACACCATTTCTTCATCCAAATTGTAAATCTGTTCTGCTTAAACCAATTAGCTTTAAAATCTGGATAAACTTCCTGAAATAACTCATATTCTTTGGTTTTAGAAAGGTTCTCATCATATTTGTTGAACCTCTCATTCATATAGGTATAAAACTCTTTACTTGTTTCAGCTATAAAGTGCCTTAGTTCTATATTCAATGCATTCTCTTGTTTCAATAATCCTTTATCTAAATAAACCTGAATACACTCTACCATATAATTATAAAACCTATTATATTCTTTTTCATCCCAATCAATAAATAATTGCCTTTTGAACTCATCTGCTGGTGTAAAATCCTCTGAATAAAACTGTGCTAATTCAATTTCATGTCTTCTTCTTCTATGTGAATTTCCACTGCCTTTTATCGCATAATTTGTAGTAATTACCACTTTAGGACTATCCTGAACACTTAATGCTATTGCATCTCTATTCTTCTTCTCTAATATTATTCCTTCGGTAATTAAAGAGAATCTTTTCTCAAAATCGAAATTATCTCCTACATCATCAAATAATAAGATATGCGTATCTTCACTGACTGTTTGATAAGGAAATGATTTATTTTCATTAAATGTTTTACCGTCAATTCTGGATACCTTTCTTATTTCTCCAATTGCTTGCAAAAATAATCCCTTCCCTGTTCCTCCTTCTGGATTTTCAGAAATAACTTCATCATTTAATATTACCGCTCTGTTATTCATTAAATTCTTGTAACCTGACAATAGATATCCAATTGTACTTTTAAAAGCAAGCTCATCCCCTTTGCTTACATTTTTTATAAATCTGGAAAAATCATTATCTGTCTTGTTAACTCTCTTAAACTCTTTATTAATAATATGCTCTTTCCAAATAAAGTAATCAATATCTATATATTCTATTAATCTTATATCTTCTTTAGTAACTTCTAATATTCCATTTCTAAATGCTATATAAGACTTCTCTTTCTCATCTCTTAGAATATCCAACTCTATTGTTTCTAACATATTTAAGAAATTGCTTGAAAATAAAGTTGAATAAGATGTGAAGTAACTCCAAACCGCTTCATCATTTAATTTTTCTAAATGGGTTAAAACATGGTCTTTAATCTTGCTAGCTGATGTATGCTCTACAATATTGGATTGCACTTTTACGAATATTGGTTCTTCCGCTCCTTCTGGATAATATTTCTTAAATCCACTTCCTTCTAAAAACTTCTTAAAATATAGCAACCTAACTTTAATCTTTCTTTCTCCACTCTTGGTTTGAGTAACTTCCCAAAATTGAGTTTCCTCCACTTCATTTTTAATTTCTGTATAAACATAATCATCTATTCCGAATTTTTTTAAGACATGCTCTTTCTGCCGCCCTAGATTAGATTTCACCTCTTCTATTTTCTTCTTATCCTCAAAGTACCTAATATTAAACTGCCTTTGTCTATATGCTCCCTTTACTGTTGTTGTAATTTCTTTCTCAGTAAAGTCTGCTTCTTTGAAATTTAAAATATAACTCAATGCTGAATACTCGCTTACACCATATTCGCAAAATGCACTTGCTAAATTAAATGCATGTATATTCCTTTCACCTTTGCTAAAGCTTGTACTCCAATTAAAATTAATAATCCTATTGATAATTTCATTTTCATCTTGGATAGGTATCAAAGGCGGTTTAGTCATTATATTATGACCTTTGTCTATTAATTTAGGCGAATAAACTATTGCTTCTCTGTTTATATATGCTTTTGGGTCATAACTTTCAAAACAAACCCTGCTAACATCTTTGCCAGATGGGTCTAAATCTAAATAACTATATTCTTCTGAAAACGCTATCCAATATTGAGTATGCTCTTCTTCTGTGCATTCTGGAATACGAATAACAAACTTAATTCCATTTCCCGATGGACTTGTAAAGATTAATGCTACATAAGGTATTTCTTTTAATTCCTCTTTAGTTTTTTGTATATTTTTTACATTATCTAAATCAAAAACTAAAAATCCTGAATGTTTTTTTAGTCCATCTTTGGCTCTATGTGTGAACTCTCCTGAAAATAAAATGCAAGGTAATTTCTTCTTATTCTTATCTACATCAATACCTTTCCTTATTAACTTTATTAATTCAGTAGATTTGCTTCCATTTCTAATACGGTTATAAACCTGCTCTAAAGTTAAATAATAAGGTACATCCGAACTTTTATATAAATTTCTAAAAATTGTTATTTTCTTGTCCATAATTTTAAAAATGCATTAAGTCTTCAAAATAGCCTCCACTCTATTTATCCGAACAAAATGCATTTAAATATCTTAATGCTACTTTCAAAAGTGGAGGAGCATTGTAAATACAAATTTATAACTATTATTCTTATTCTCCAAAGAAAACTTACATTTTCAAGGTTTTTATTTTAATTCATTCATTTTCAACAACTTACAATAAAAATAAAAAACTTTTCTGGAAAAAATAGCCCCCTATTAAAAATGATTTTTCTTTTTAAAAAGGTAATATAGGGAGCTACATAATATTTTAATAATAATATATATTTACTTGATTTAGAAAGGTAAATCTGTACCGTCTGAAATAGGTGGTTTTTGCTCTATTTTCCTTTCTTGCGCCGAACCTAACAACTTTATATTGAATGCCGTAACGCATAACACTCCATTAGCTTCATTGCTTCCGTTTGAGATATAGCCTCTTGCGGACGGTTTTCCTGAAATATAAACCTGCGTTCCTTTCTTTAAATACTGTGCAACTGCTACATTCGTTCCCCACTTCGCTACATCCACCCATGTAGTGTTTTCTACTAATTCACCTTTCTGGTTTTTAAACTTTTCCGTTACCGCAACACTAAAGTTTATAACCTTCGTATTTCCTATTTCTTTCACTTCTGCATCTTTACCTAGATGTCCAATTAATTGTAATTCTATCATTTTTATTTTTTTTAAATGTTATTTAATAAATTTTCATGTAACTGGATAAAATAATCCGAATTTATTCTATCCTGAACGGTTGTTGAATTGTACCCATTCTTAAATCTAATTGCCTTTATTTTATATCTAGATAGTAACTCTTTATGTTTATTGCTTGGATAAAATACTGCTAAACCTTTGCAATTTAAACCTAAATCACTATCCAAATCAATCCTTTCTCCATTTCCAAACACTATGCTTAATTCAGCATTCTGTACGCACTCCCTTTCATTATATGTTGCAATTACTATAGCATCATAATCATCTCCTACTTCCTTATTAATTCTTGGTATTACAATAATAGCACTCCTATCTTTCTTTACAATTAAAGGCTCATCTACTAGATATCTACTATCAAAGTCATCTTCAAATTTTACAATTTTTTGTGCATTAGACATATAGCTAAATGCCACTAAACTTAATAATACTGTTAATTTTTTCATCTTTTTTATTTTTAAAACAATGCCTACTCTTTTCTGGATTTTCGGCATCCTCCATTTATTTATTCTTATTTATTACTAACTCTATATACTCTTTGTAATATTCATTACAAATCTTATACTTCTCTTTTATCTCCTCCTCTATATCTAAATCCCTATCAATCCAACTGCTGAACGTATATCTACTGCTTTCTGGAATATGATTAACTTGATGCAAATCTAAATCATCCCATGCAGTCAAAAGGCTTTCGGGCGTGGATAAAAGAACATCGCAAACTTTTCCTTTCTCCAAATTAAATGACATCATATATCCTCTAATTTGCCAATCATATCCCGACTTCTTTACTTTTGCATCCATTTCTTCTTGTGTCCATGCAAAGGTCTTAGCATGCCATGCTACTTTCCAATCTATTACTACATCGCCTGTAATCGTATCTGGGTGTCCTGTCAACCACCCTAAATCTCCTCTTTTATCGGACTTCACATAATTAGTGAACTCATTCCTATTAACTAAATCTATCGCCTCCTGCTCCAATATTATTCCCTTCTGCATTGGTTTCGTAGATACGTGTTCCCTTATCCCGAATAAATCATATATAGCACATTCTTCAATGTATGTCTTATTCGTTTGGGTTAACTTTCCTGATGCACTCATTATCCTGTGCAACTGGCTAACTCTAATCTTTAATTCCATCTAAAACCTCCTTTTGCTCTTTAGTTAAATCAAACTTTAATATATCTTCTTTCGTTGTTGCATTATTCTTTAATGCTTCAATTGCCTTTGCAAAGCGCTCATTTGAAAGTTTTTCTCTTGGTGGTTGTTCTGGATTATTGTTCTCCATGCTATCTATATCTCTACTATCATCTATTGCAAACAATCCATTCAAAGCGTATTTCCTTGCGTATGAACTCGCACTACCTGTAATTTGTGCATCATCCATACCTTTCTTGGTTAAAGACTCGCGTGCATACGCTTGTACTGATACGCTTGCTCCATCCTTATTCACTATTGTTGCTACCGCCTTTAGGTAATATCTTTCACCTACAAGCTTAATGCTATCTGTTATTGCAATGTAGCATTCTTCTTCTTTTAATAAAGGTTTTACAGCTTCCAAAATATCCTCACAACTTCTGTAATGATATTGGCCGTAATCGCTATATTGGCTTTTTGGTACCTTTAACTTATTCTGAATTCTAATTAACTCTTTCATATTTTCTATTTAAAAATTCTCTAATTTGTTTTACTTGTTTTTTATTTAATTTTAACTTTCCACTTCTCCAACTAGATAAAGTCGTGTGGTGGATTCCTGTTTCTTTTTCAATTTCGGTAAGCTTCTCCAGCTTGCAAAATACCCGAACGTCTTCATCTGTTTTGATTTGTTCGAAAAATTTTAATCTACTTTTCATATACTTGTTTTTTATAGGTTAATAATAATCTTTCTTTTATTTCACTTCTTAATGCAGGTATATCCTTGCTATTGAATTTATTAAGGTCTATAAACACTCCTGTAAAGTCTAAATAATCCTCAACTAATTCATTGCAGTCTATGTTATACTCTTCTAATAATCCCTTTAGATTATAAAAGAACTTTCCCGACCTATTGTCCAATAATGTAACTATCTGGAAAGAATATTTGTCTATAACTACTACTAGTCTTTCTATTATTGTGTCCATATCATGCTATTTTTGATAAAATCCTCCAAGCTTAATATATATTGATTTGAATATTTCATATACCTATCTTTCTTCTTATTGTATATGTCTGTTATGCTTACTTGCAAGGATTCAAATCTAAACTCATACTCATCTTCCGCATAACTGTCTCTCGCTTTATATACCAAAGCGGATTCAATTGTAGCTACTAATATTCCTGCTACGTGATACGTATCATCTTCATAGAACGTAAAATACGCATCACTAATATCATCCCTTATATATATATCCTCTCCTATAAGCTTACTTATTAAGCCATGCTTATAATCTAAGATAATTTCCCTCACTACATCCATATCTTCCTCCGCTCTGAATGTAGCTATAACATAATTATCTTTTATTGGCTCTATCATTAAGCCATAATCCAATCCGCTTAAAAGCTGGATAATTTCTTTTAATTCTGATTTTTTTACTACAACTTCCATAATTTTATTTTTTTTCAGTTATTTTTATTTTCTCGGCACTAATACCATTTCCGTTTTTATCAAGAGCCCCATATACCTTTGGTATATTTGCAGATATTTCTATTCCTGCTAATACATTTCCGTCAAAGTTAATTTCGTATCTCTTAATCGATTTTTCACCGATTTCATAGAGCTTGTTAAGTTCTACATACTGCTCCATTAAAGAACATATCAGGTTTTTTTGTATGTTGTCCAAACTCCATAATTCCTGCATTTTTATTATTTCCCTTTCTAAAAAATCTTTTGCTTTCATTATTTATTTTTTAAGGTTTATAAAAAAAAGTACAGGAGCAATGGCGAATTACGCCACTACTCTTGTACTCTATAAATCTTCTATTGAAACTCCGTATTTACTCCCTACGGGTACTACTACATAGTCGTATCCCATTCCACATCCATTGCTGGAGGCTCTTCTTTTGAAAAGGATATTTTCCAATTCAAATAAACTCCATCCCCTGTAGGTGTTAAAAGCACCACCCCAATCATCTCTTATAAGAAGGTGTTTGCCTTCTTCTTCAATTTTAAAGGCATTAGCACCTTTTTTTGTGACGAAGAAAGTGCCTTTTACGAATGTTAAATCCCCCTTATCTAAGTTAAATTCTTGAGGTGATATTTTCTCGTAATTAATTTCGGGCTTATCCGAAATAATTAGCAAGTCTGTTCTATATTTTCCAAAGTCCTTTAATAAGAACTTTCCGTCATTTAACTCTATCCAATTTTTTCTCATGATTTTTATTTTTTTTTGTTAAACAATTCCTTTGCCCTATTGTCAGGGCTGGTACGATTAAGAGTAATTAATTAGACTATATCTTTTAAAGAATATTCTTCTTTTGCGTACAATTCGTACGATGCAAAAGAACCTTGTCTAAAATCGTCAATGATCCAAAAGTTTTTAGATTCATAGACCTTTCTTCCGAACACGTCTTTAATCCATTTTTTAGAATCTATTTCAGATTCTAAGGAATCATTTTCGACAACTTCATAATCATTGTGTCCGTCATGCTCGTATTCCACAACTACTGATTGCCAGTTTGAGCCGTTCCAGAAATTGAAGCCCTTGCAGGTGGAAGCGTGGTAATGTATATCAACACCATCTTCAAGGTCTGCTGAAGAGTTTAAAGCAGAGAACGTGTTCCCATCGTCGTAATCGCTAATTAGGTCACCGATTACGATTTTTTCATCTTCATCTTCATCTTCAAACTCTTGATATGCCTTATTTGCAACAGCAAGCGCTTTTTGATTTAATATCTCAATAAAATCGCCTGCGTCTGCTGGCGATACCCCTTGCCCAAAATGATCATAAGTATCACTTACTCTCATTTCTTCTATCTCTACCGAAATAGCTAAAATAGGGTTAGGATAGTTTTCTGGATCTGTGCTTTTAATAAATGTGTAAGTTTCCATAATGTTTTAATTTTTTAATGTTTTATAATTTGTTTGCAATAGCAAAGATACTATATATTTTTTAAACTACCAAATTATTTTACAAAGATTTTTAGGTTTTTTCTTGTTGCTTAATTGCATCTTGTTGTTAATACAAAGATACAACCTTTATTTCAAATAAACAAATCTTTTTACAAATAAATTTAAAATAACTTCAAAAAATATAGGGTAACTGTTAATTACCCTAGTATTTTTATTTAAATACATTTGTAAATATTTCAGGCATAGCAATATTTTTACCCTCCTGATAAAACGTTAAATGCGTGGTTAAGAAAGAACCTCTTTCACCTTCCGAACTCATGTTTACTTTGATAGGACAAATTCCCAATGAAATTAAGAAATCGTCTGTTCCTACATAAACTCTTGCTCTTCTTCCGCACTCCCATGACTGTAATATTTCATAGTTATTATCTGTCAATTCTGTTACATCAAAAGGTACATTTCTGGACTTGGATACAACAAATTCAGGGTCGTTATATAAGTCAGCCGTCGTTTCATCCGCTTCTGGCAAACTTCCCTTTCCTCTAACGATTGCTATATCTTCCAATATGTCGCTCCAACTGGCTGGGTCATCTATTTCTGTTGTTGGCACTTCAACATCTATAGGTACTACAATAGCCCATGTAAAAGCACCAATTCTTAAACCTTGTCCTGCACAACTCTCATCGAACTGGACATCTACTTGTAAGCCCTCGCACTCTGTAGGGCAAACTAAATCTGGTATATGCATTTTCTATAATTTTTAAAAACTTAAAATTATCAACGAACTATTGTTCTCAATTAAGCAAGTACTATTACAAAGTTAATCAAAACTTTCTAAACTACAACCAGCTATTCTACAATTAGATAACCTTATTGTTATATTACATTTTATTTCATTTTTTTTAATTGGCTCTAATTCTAAATCCCAACTCTCATTCTCAAAATTATACCACTCTTGCGAATGCGGTATAAATAAAGATTTCTCATGCGCATTACACATATATAAAATTGCACTAACATCATCTATATCAATCTTCATGTCGATTACCGCATTTATTGTAGCATCTACATTAGAACGAATATCTCCACCTCTTAAACTCTTATCCGTCCTATCTTCTGTAATTTCTGCTGAAATACTAATAAAACTATCTGACGGTAATATTAAGTTTTGCGATATTTTATTTGCAGAACTACATACCTTTTTATCATGCTCCCAAAATATTATAATATTATCCAATCCTTTGTCTATTTTAAAATAATCTGAATAATATTCTACAGACGGTCCAAATAAAACTTCGAAATAATAAGTATCACTAATATCTGAATTTAAATACATATTTTGCAATATACTATCTGAATACATATTATTACTCGTGGTTTTATTTGCTAATATACTTAAATCCGAACCTGATATTAAGTTATTTTCACTTTTATCAAAAACAATATAATCTCCTAATTTTTCAATAAAAGAATTAAAATCATATCTTGTCTTCCCACCCTCGCAATCTATTTTAACTAATTGAAAATCTAAATTCTCAACTGGCGGTACGCTTCCGTCTAACTTTAATTCAAAATTAGGTATATTATAAAATACTTTGTAATTATCAATATTAGCACTATTTCTTGTAAACTTCAATAAACTACCATATGTATTTACCCTGCCTTTAAATATCTTCTCAATCATCTTGTTTCAAATTTAATTGATAAAATTCTACTATTTAAATTATATGAACTTTGCACTGCAAAATACCATTTCCCGTCCTTTTCCATCACCTCCATCTCTTCGGGTACTAAACTACAATTAACAATCTGTACCTCCTCTAAATCCCTTCTTGATAATGCTTCTAACTGCCCCCATGCACTAAATTCCTTATTTGCATAATCTCCACTTAACCACCAACTAACCCCATTTCTGGATAAATAATTTCTTGGTGCATTATGACCAATTACTGTTTGATTTGGATTAGCATATTTTTCATTGTACAATAAAAATCCTTCATCGCTAAACACTTCATTTCCTATCTCCTCCATCGCTTTTCTAATAACATTTGTTCTAACTGGTAAATCAGCAGGACTAACATCTCTAAATGTATCATAAATTCCATTCGCATTGTAAGGTGAGTCTTTCCCAAAATCTTGAAATATCACCCCTCTCCAATCTGTCGAAAATAGACTTATAGACTTCTTAACTCTCCCGCCTGTTGCTAAATGCTCTTTCGTTATATTTCTTAATGTCTCTATTCTTGCATTCTCCTTCATCTCAATTTCAACATATTCTGGCTGGGAATCTAAATATTTATATATATTTAAAACTTCCACCTTACTTTCATCTACTTTATATGCATTAAAAACATAAGGAGAATATAATCCCGGTACTTTCTTGTATTTATATAAGCTGTGATATTGATTAAATTGCCATCTCGGATTAAATATAGATAATAAATATCCTCCATTTTCGTCTTTCGAAATAAACCATTGGCATCTTAAAAACGAACAAAGGTTATCTATAATATCCTGCAAGCTTAATCCATAATTCTTTGCTTTCTCAATTGCCCACGGTCTCTTTGCATTAGACTTCTGGACTAAATGAAATCTATTTGCAACACCGCTTAAAAAATCATATGCTAAGAACTGCAATCGCCCATTAAATGTACCTGTGTCATATTTTATCCTACCATCTGGAAAATAATGCAAAAGAATATGATTTATAGCATCCTCTAATTTTATAGCATCAATTAATGTTGCATCTCCGTCATTACTGCTCATGAAGTTCTTATAAACCTTTACAATACTATATCCACTCTGATTGTAAAAATTCTCATGTATCGTAAAACTTGGTTCTACTACTTCTAAAGTATCTTTATCAATTATCCAAATTGTGTAGCTTTTATGAATAAAAGGCTGTGTAGGCGTTGGTAATACACTCTCTTCATCATACCCTACCCAATTCAAATAGTCAGGGTCTTGATTCTCTAATGCATTTAATACATTTTGTCTTTCTGTTCCTGTTACCAACGTTCCCTCTGTAAATACCCTTACTTTATTCCAATAATTTTCTATATAAGAAATATTGAACACATTCCATTCTTCAATGTTCCCATCCAATCTTCTAACTACCCTGTACTGTCTTCTTGAAATATCAATATCCGTTCCTAATCCGTCTAATATTACTTCTTCATTCCATGCTTTTTTAAAATCATCATTCATTTTTTGCAAACCACCTAAACTTCCATCTCCAATAAAACACAAGCATCTTTCTTTATCCCATTTTATTTTTTGAGTATCTACATAAAAATCTATCTGCTCACTTCCATCCCTTATCTGAATAATTAAATCTCTTCCATTATTTTGCGTTTCGTCATCATAATTATTCTGAATTAATACATCATATGCCCTACCAGATAAGACAAACTCACCACTTATCTTTATTTCATTCCCAATTTGCGGTAAATCAAATCTTGTTTTCTCAATTGCAATATCTCCATGAATTAAATCTGTTGCATCTATACTTGTGTATAAAGACCCTAGATTATGATAATATCTCAATCTATACTCTATCATATTACTCTTGTAATTTTATTACCTTTCTTAATGTATTTACTACCATTATGGTAATAAATATTCTTATCCGAAATTGCTATTAATCTATTCAGCCCTTTGCTTACCTCTTTATCTGTTTTAACATTAATATCATTCTTGACACGCACCTCGCCTTGATTTATCGTTCCATTTATATCACTTAGCATTAATTCCATTCCTTGCAAATCTCCTAAATTTAACATTTCTAATAATGGTAACGCATGTCCTTTTCTAGATTCCTTTTTGTTTACTGCATATAAAATCTCTCCTCTTTCATACTCTGCCACTTTTCTACCGTCTTTTGTGTGCAATCCTAACCCTCCTTGCCTGTGCGAATGCCCTACATTCTTTAAATCCAAAGCTCCACCCGCCTCAAAAGTAGGCACATCTTGCTTCATTGCATTAATCTTCGCTCTCATTGCTAAATATCCACTTACCAAAGCAACTGCTTGCGCTATACCTAATGCAACACCAACAAAAGGTATACTTGCTGTTGATGCCATCGCCTGTGCCGAACCTTTCAAAATCGCCGACAAAGCTGTTGCTGAATTCATAATTTGTTCTGCCGATTGCATTGCAAATCTCGCTTTAGCTTCTCTAATCTCCAACTCTGTTAATTTTTGCGCTGCCTGCTCTCTTGCTTGCTCCTCTGCTAATAACTGCTCTTTTAATAAATTTAATTTCTCTTCATCTCTTTCAAAACTAGATGCCATATCTTCATCGTACATCGTATCTCTTTCATCTAGTAATGCACGCTCCTCATCTATTAATCTTCTTAAATTTTCAATATTCCTTTCCTGTGCACTCATTTGAGCTTGCAAAGCTGTTCTTTGCATTTCAAATATATTATCAATCGTCTGCCTTGCCAATCTTTCAATCTGCTGTCCTGCTCGTTTTAACGCTTCTTCTAACTCCTTATCTACTTCACCCGAAAAACCTAAAACAAACAAAGCTCCAATACTTCCACCTGCTTTCTCAAAGATACCTTGCATTTCTTGCACCTTCCTGCTCGATACTATTACTATATTTGCAATTTCATTCCCTACCTCTTCAGCTATATTATCGTCATGTAACCCAAAGAACGCTTTAATATCTACACTTCCATCACTTTTTAAATAAGCATCTACTTTTTCTTTAGAAATTCCAAACGCTTCTATATACGCATAAGAACTTTCAATTTCTGCCTGCTTAATTTCTTCGCTATCTCCAAATATTTGTTTTGCTAAAGATAGTTGATTATCTGTTACAGATTTTATTCTCCTTTGAGCATTAATAAAAGAATTTACACTTGCATCTTCTACCTCCTTTGCTTCTTTCTTACTTAATGCAATTCTCTGATTTATCAACTCTTCTTCTAATCTATTTAATTTATCAAGCTGCTCTCCTTTGACTAAATGCCTGTTTGCATCAATCTCCGCTAACTTTGCATCAATTTCTGCATACATATTACTATACTTATCAATAACATCCTGTACTTCATCATCGCCTGCTAATTGCTTATCAATTCCTTGTACTAAATCTACAATCGAATTATTAAAATTCTCTATTGCATCAAATGTATCTTTCTGGAAATTAGATACTATTGTTTTAGCTACATTTTTAAATCTCTCTTCCAACTCCTCTGTCATCTTTCCTGCGTCTTTAAAAGATTTAGCTAAAGCATCTAATGTTCCAATTTGATTATCAAATTCTTTATTTAATACCTTTAGTTCTTTCTCTAATCCTGCGCCTAAAGACTCCATTAATGCTTTCTCTTCAATCTGGATTAAAGTGTTTAATAAATCTTTGAAATTATCTTTTGCAATTTTCGTATTGTTAGATACCCCCTGTGTATTTGCTGTAAGATTAGCTGTTAATTTATTTGATTCTCCTAGTAACTTATTAACCTCATCCATTACAATACCTCGTTCGCTATCCATTTTTAGCGTTGCATCAATTAAATCATATTGATATATTAAAGATTCAGTATTCAGACCATTCATTCTCAATTGTTCAATTGCTTCTGATGTTTTCTGTTTTTCCACCTCCAACTCTTCCCTGCTCATGCTTAAAATGCTAGTAACTGTACTTTCAAACAATTCTCCATTACTTACATGCTGTTCATAATATTCCATGTACTTCTGTACATAGTCATTAATTCTTTCCTCTGCTTTAGCTCTAAACGCTTGCGCTATATTAACATCTATTATACTCTGTTCAATCCTCTTATATGCATCCGCAACATTACCTGCTAATATCTCCTCATCTGTCAAATTCTTTAAAATGTCTGGATACATCTTTCTCAACTCTCCTAATGCTCTGTTCCTGTCTTCTAAAGATTTATTATTATTTTCTATTGTGTTTCTTAACTTCTGCACCTCCACAATCTCTTTCCCTACCTGTGCATTAACTCTCATTGTAGTCGCTTCCACTTCTTTATTATTACTATTCCACTCGACTAATTTAGATATCAAATATCCTACTCCTGCTACAAGTGCTCCAACTCCTGTACTTATTAAAGCTAATCTCAATCTTGTTAATGCCGTTACTGTTGTATTGGTAGCCACTGCGCTCGCTCTCATTATTGCATTCCATGCTGACCTTACAATACTGTCCTGCCTTGTCAATGCTGTACTTACGCCTTGCAAGCCATTCATAATAGTCATTAATGCATTGAGCCTCGTCAAAGTTCTTACTACATTATCATTCTCCAATCCAAACAAAGCCATTGTACCTGTTACAACACTTGCCACGCTGGAAATTTCCTGCATACCTAAAATAACCTTATTGAGCTGGCTTGATTGACCTTTCAAGCTGTTATCAATTTCTTTTAATGCTGTTTGATAATCTCTTGCTCTCTTTGTTAATTCTTGATAACGCTCTGGATTTGTTGCATCCTCTCCTGATAGCTTCATTCTCGTCAATTCATTCCTAATATCTCTAATAACCTGCGATACTCTCTTGCTATCCACTTGTGCCTTCTCCATTGCTTTTGCAACCAAATCTATATTCCTACTTCCTCCCTTTCCTAATGTTTCTACTGCAGCATTCAGAACATCTGCTTCATTTTTTGCTCCTTTTACAGATTGAGAAAATTTTTCAAACTCCTTTGCTCCTAACTTACTTGCTCCTACCATGCTTCTAGCATAATCCTGAATTCTCTTATCTACTTGCAAAAATTGTTCATCCAATGTTTTCATAGAGCCAGTAACCTTATCAATCTCTTTCTCAATATCAAACATTGCTTTCCTATCTGCTACGCCTTTACTTTGCTTTTTCGATAATTCATCATACTGTCTTTGTAAAGATTTTAATTTCTCATTCTCCTTATCTAATTTTGAAATTAACTCATCCCTCATTTTAGACTGCTCTGCGATTGCTTTTGCATGGTTTGTAACCTTTCGCATTTCTCTTTCTGTATCTGCCAATCGCTCACCTAAATTCTTTGCACTCTCCGCCATTTCATCTAAAGAACTCTTTGTCTTATCGATACTTTTATCATCGATTAAAGGTTTTGAGATTTCTTCTTTAGATTTCTCAATTTCCTTCATCTTTTCAATAATGCTATCTATATCTCTCTTAATCTGGCTGTTATCTCCCTCGAAGCTTAGATTTATTTTCATTTTTCTTATTTTTCTCTAAAAAATTAATATGCTCTGTAAGCAATCTAAAGAAATTACCTGCTTCCATTTCCTTAATTCTATATGCTTTCTCAATATCATTTTTAGACAAAGAATAAAGCATCTTACTAAATTCAACATTAGAAAAGTCTTGCCTTAAAGATTTTAATTTCTTCTTCTGCTCTACAACCTCTTTTCCTGCTCCTCCAAAATTGACGTACCTATACTCGAAATGTCTTTGACTATTTCTTCTAATCTCATTCTCTGTCTTAAAATATCTTCTATATGCTCTTTGTATTCCTGCAATATATTCTGAACCAAAGGCATTCCAAAATCCAAAAAACTTTGAAAACTTAAGCCCTCCTTCGCCCAATCTTCAATCTTTTTTAATTCTTCTTCTTCCGAAATACCTCTCAAATCCTCTCCTTCTGCGTTTATATATAATGCACATAATCTTAAAATTGGATTCCCTAAATTCTTTTGTTCCTTTAATTCTGTTAATCTGTTGTGTGCAATAACTGCGACCTCTGCTAAGTTTCCCTTATTTGCATTATTAAATATTCTTGTAAGTACTTTCTTTTCATCCTCTTCCACTCCATACACTCCTCTTCCAATATCCTGAACTAGATTTGACGCTCTTACATACCTTTCAATAGATAACGATTTCGTTGCTGTATAAATTACGTTGTTAGCTCTGAACGGTCTTCCAATTTTTATTTCAATATCTTTTAATTTCTCCATAAGTCTAAAAATATTTTAACTGCCAATATTGTTGCAAGCGTTGTAAATATAATTTCTATTATTCCTGTGTAAAATATAATACTAAGCCATAATGATAATTGCCCTGAAAGGCAATACGGACACGTTAGCAATTTGGTTAATGCATTGTGCGAATTCAATCCATCCTCTTTCGTTCCAAATAGCTTTAGAATTATATTCTCATAATTTTTTAATAAATCTTTTAAGAATATAAATTCATAAACCACTCCGAATAGAAATGATGCTATAAATATTTTAAAACTTATCATAATCGTCTTTTATTTTCTTTGCGTCCTTCATAACACCTTGTGATGTATTAATTAATTCTTTAAAATAATATCTAAATCCCTTACCTTTATTCATTATCTGTATCGACCTATCGATTGATGTTAATTCCCTCCATATTAAGAAAAATCCTATTGCCTTAGATATTACATGTTCTATATCTGTAAATTTACTATAAAATTCACTCAATATAAAACTATCTAATAGGAATAACACAAAGAATATAAATAGATATATGAATATCTTTACAAATAATCCATAGAATTTATCCCAACTCCATTTTTCTTTACTATATACCATTCTGATAAATGCAATAATTGTATCTGTAATAACTGCAAAGAATATAGTGATTATCATGTAATAGCTTGGTGCTATAACAATTGTAATACTCCCAATTATTCCAATTATTGCGGTAATTATATTATCTGAATCTCTTATCATTTATAAAGTTATTTAAAAAGCATATGTACCTTTCCTTATCTTTAAAGATATTGCAATCTTGTTTGTTTGTGCCAAAAAACGGTTCAATGATTAGCGCTGGTATTGGCGTAAGATTTAAGAAATAAAAACCTCTTTCACTTTTGTGTGACGTAAACTTCACTCCTCTAGCTCCTCTAATCTTCATTTCTGGATATTCTTTTATATACGCATCCGCCAATTCTCTTGCATACCTTTCACCCTTGTTGCTACCACCATACGCAAAGACCTCAAAGCCATTAGCCTCTTCTGTATGATGCCCATTAAAATGTAGCTCGATAACCAATTTGTACTGCTTATTTTCTCGCAAAAAATTAGCTAAAGTCTTTTGTCTTTGATAGTAATTTCTAATCGTATGCACATAAACATCTGCATTTAAACCATTAGCAATATCTCTGTTATAATCCCATTCAGATTGTTTTAAGAATTCTGAAT